TTCGCGGATGGTCAGTTCCGCTACGGCTCGCCCAGGCCGCCCCCTCGCTCTTTCGATTGGCGCACTCTTGTGAATGCGCCTGCCGAATGAGCCAAGCATTCCAACTCTGTACCTCTGTTCGCTCCGGTCTGTGCTCTCAGGCCTCGGCAAGGCCCCCTCTGCGCCTTGTTCGTGCTGTGCCCTGGTGTTCGACGGCGCCGTCGGTCTTTTTGCGGTGTGGGCCGATTCAGGCCCGTGCACGTTTTTTCTGGTGTCGTCCGCTCCACCTGGGGTGCAATTCCTGCACCTCATTCGATCTTGGGAAGGGAACTGCACGTTGCGCAGACCCTTTCCAAGACGCGCTCACCGTCGAGCGCCTCTACTGCCCTACTTCGTGCGCAACAGCCGGGCCTCGCGCATCACCTTCAGCTTCACGTCGGCGAAGGCGCTAGCCTGGATCTGCAAGACCGTGCGCTTGCGGCTGAAGCTGAACGACTGGCCGGCGATCGCGTGTTCCATTTGCTCCATGACGTAGTCGTTCCAGTCGGTACCAGCGCAGGTCGGAAACGCAACGCCCACGCCCAGCGCCTCGGCGGCGGCGCGCGCGGCGTCCAGGCCGGGGTTGCGCCCGATGCGCGCGGCGGTCTCCCAGTCGTTGTCTGCGCACACCACGCCCATGCCAAAGCGCGTCATGCGCTCGGCGACGACAGGCAGGTTGCCGGCGTTGAAGCCGACGATGACGCGGCAGGTCGGTATGGCTTGGAAGATGGTCAGGCCGGTAGCGAAGCCCTCAACGAGAACCGTCAGGGCGGCGCCGGCGCGCTCGATGGCGTAGTAGGCGCACTTGGTGGTGGCGCCGAAGTGGAATTTCTTCTCGCCTTCTGGCGAAATGCGCTGCAAGCTGAGCACCTTGCCGTTGTAGAGCATCGGGATCACGAGCCAGCCGTCGGCGTCGACGCGCAGGCCCACGCAGCCGGCCACACCCAAGCCCTTGCTGACCAGGTAGGGGTGACTGCCGCGCAGTGGTGCGCAGCGCTCGTAGTACGCTCGCGCGGCCAGCGTCGCCTCGCACAGCGCGGCGCGGCGCTCGGCCTGGCGGCGTGCGATCGCGGCCCGGTCGATTGGCGCAGCCAGTGCAGCGGCGCCGTCACTGGCGCGCCAGGTGATCGGCTCGGCGTGCACTGCGTAGTCCTGGCACCAGCCGACCAGGCCGTCGTCGGCCAGCTTGATGCTTCCGTTCTTCTTACGCGGGTGGCTTTCGGTCTTGCAGCGGATCCAGCGGCCGGGCGTGAACGTGTCAGGCACGATGATGCCGTTCGCCTGCACGAATTGAAGGAAGTCGCTCATTTCCGGCCTGCGATCTTCTTCTTGGACGCGGCCCATGCCATGTTGCGCGACGTGATCCATTTCCGGAGCTCGGACGTCGGCTCCATTGGAGGAAGTTCGTTGCGCGGCGGCCAGTCGTTGAACTTTTCACGGAACTTGGCAAGTACCCAGCCGTTGGTTTTCCCAGTCTCAGTTGCGTACTGGCGCAGCTGCGCGTGGAACACGCGCATCTGGTCGGTGGTCGGTGCCGGCTTCGCAGTTCTCGCGCCTTTAACTTCCAGCAGCGAGCCCTCGACGTGCTCAACCGATCGCGGCTTCTTGTATGCGTGCCCGCAGGCCGGGCAGTTCGGGAGCGGATCGTGAATGCACGAACAGGTAGGGCATTTGACAGGCTGCCGCTCTTTCTTGGGCGGCTTGGCACGCTCCTTGCGACTGCCATCGTCCAGCTCGTGGGCGCCACTCTCAAAGAACGAGTGCATGGCTTCCCAAAAGCGGAAGCAGTTGCCGCTGTGGTCCAGCACGATGCACTCAGTCTTGCCAGGATGGATGCGCAGACCGCGCCCCAGGATCTGGATGTGCTCGGCCAGGCTGTTCGTGAGCGGGCGTGCCATGATGATGACCTCGACGTCGGAAACATCGAAGCCCTTGCTCAGGGCGCTCACGCTGATCAAGCCGCGGACCCTGCTGTCCGGCTTGCTGAATTCTTCAGTCAGCGCATCGCGGGCCGCCTCATCGGTGCGGTAGGTATAAAGCTCGGTGAGAACGCCGGCTTCTAGAAACTGGCGATGCATTTCCTCGCAATGCTTCACGTCGCAACCGAACGCGATGAACTTCTTGCCTTTGCCATGGCGAAGGTATTCCGCGACGCAATCGCCGATGATGGGCATGGCGCGTTTTGACGCTTCCGTCTTCGTCCACTCGCCGCCGCGCTTCACTGCGCCGGTCATATCCGGCTCGCTCGCGGCGTAGACGCGAAACGGAACGAGAAACCCGTCTGCGGTCAGTTGGTTGGTGGTGGTGGTCGATACGACGCTGCCGTACAGGCTACCCAGGCCCTTTGTCATCGGTGTCGCGGTGAGGCCGAGGACGATAATCTTCTGGCCCTGCTCACGCTGCTTGCGCGCTGTCTGGATTCGCTCCGCAACGGCCTTTTGCACCGCATGGCACTCGTCGACGATGATCAGATCGGCTTCTGGCCAGTCGCGGTGGCAAAGTGTTTGCGCGACGGCGATCTGCACTTTTTCCCACGGCCGCACGCGCTCATTGCTGCCTTGGATGGTGCCGTGAGCGATGCCATAGCTGTCGAATGTCCTGCTGGTTTGCCGCACCAGTGACAGGCGGTCGACCACGAAGACCACGCGCTTGCCTTGCTGGACCGACTTGTTCGCCAGCCAGGATGCGACAACGGTCTTTCCGGCACCAGTTGGAAGGGAAGCAATCGGGTTCCACACGCCGCCTTGAATGGCCGCAAATAAATTCTGGATACCCTGCGCCTGATACGGCCGCAAACGGATCGGCTCGCTCATGCTGCCCTCCGTGCTTTCAGTGCCGGCACGATGTCAGAATTGCGCTCGACGCCCAACGCCTGGCGGATCTGTTGAAGTATCTCGCGCATGTATTCCGCGTCGGGCTCCAGGCCGTTCAGCTTTTTCGTCAGTCCCGCATTGCGGCCCGAGATGCCCTCGAAGTTCGACTTCCAGCGCTGCGCCTCCGCAGCCATGTCGTCCTGGCTCAGGAAAGCGACCCGCGCCTCGAGCGCCTCTTTTTCGGTGCGCAGTTTGTCGTGCGCGCGTTGAAGCGCATCGAAGTCCTCATGCAGCTGCTCGAAAGGATCGGTCTCGACCGTATCCTGAGGCAAGGCCGGCTCGTCGGCACTGCGCGACGCCTGCTCCTGGGCCTGCTGGACCAGTGTCGGCCGTGCGGTCGGCGCAGCGGCAGGCACGGCAGTCGGTGAAGCTGCGGGCGGTGTCGCAACTGTGGTTGGCGTTGGCGCTGGCGCCGCTGGCTTACCGATCTTCGCAGTGTTCTGCTCGTAGGTCACGCCGCCACGCTCGACCATTCGCACCTGCGGCTTTATCTCTTCACCGTGAAGAGATGCTTGATTCACGAGCTTCGAAACAAAGCCGGCCGACACCTGACAGGCCTTGGCGATGCGTTCCTGGCTCCACGTCTTCCACTCTTCGTCTCCTAGCATCTCCATCACAGAATGCCGCTTATCTTCGTTCGATCGACGCAGCCCGTGCGAAGCATTCGCACCGAACGAAAACAGCTTGGCGTCGCGTCGTGTGCCGGTACGGATTTCGCACGCGATCTCGACCAGGCCGGCGGTGCGGTGTGCGTGGTAACGGTGAAAGCCGTCAGCGAGCCAGTTTCCCCCGGCGGCGCCGTCACTGAATACGATCACGGGCGGGAACTCGGCGCCATGGCCAAGTGCCTCGGCATATTCGGAAACGGTGGCGTGGTTCAGCTCGGCCCGCGATTGGGTCCCACCCGTGGCGTTGATCGTGTCGAGCGCGAGATTGCGGATACTGGTCATGGCAGTGCTCAGAAAGGACATGAAAGGGCGGATGCCTGATCGCGCAGAAATACTTGGGCGTCTAGTCGGATGCTCAGGCGCATCGTGCCGACCTTGTGTTCGCCGCCCATGATCCGGCGGACCAGGCTGCGCATCTCGCCGGCGGGAATGAAATGCGCGGCAAGCGGGCAGTCGTCGCGGAGAACTTCGAAGTCGCTTAGTCCGTCACGCAGCACGTAACGGAACAGCGTGCTGAGCCAGTAGCCCTCGGCTTTCGTTTCTCCCAGGGCGACCACTTGTACCGTCTCCGCGCCCCACTGTTCGGTCCGCATGCTGGCGGCGACCTTGTTGCCTTCCCGGTCGATCACGAAGCCGAGGTCGATGAAGAATGGTTCGCTCATTACCACCTCCACAGCTTGTAGCGGTCGAACAGTCGGGTCACCGTCGAACCTTTGATTAGCCCCATGTTGTGCAGGGCCATGACGATGCGTTTCAGGATGGATTTCATGCTGCTCTCCAAAATTTGGGCGTAAAGAGTCCCTGCGCCGAGCGGGTGAGCGGTCGGCGTTAAATAAATTGAATTAATTAAATTACGGTCGTTGCTTCGACCAGTTCTGGCCAGATGCGATGCCAATCGTCAGGCCGAAGGTCTTTTCGCGTAACCACGCCTTTAGTGGCCTGTTCGATTTCAACGCATCGTTCCGCCGGCACCGGTCGCCGATCATTCGCCCACTGGCTGATCAGCACCGGCGGAATGTTGAGCTGAGCGGCTAGAGCCCGTTGGGCGCCCCGGGCTTGGAGGTGGTCAATTAGTCTCATGGTTCGACTATAGCAAAATGCAATCGTAACAGCAATAGCGTTTTGCATGTTGCAAACAGCAGCATTTTGCTATTTAATGTCGAGATGACTACCATAAAAGAAACCCGGGTCGCTAACCTTCAGCTTCTAAAAAAAGAAGTGGGCACGCTTGTCGCGCTTGCCTATGTGGCTGGAACCTCTCCTGCATATCTTGGCCAGATCGCGAATGGGATGCGCGGACTTGGTGACGCACTTGCCCGCAAGTTGGAGGCCGGGTTCGGTAAACCGTTGGGCTGGATGGACCGGGACCATGCGGAGGATGAGCGGGCAGTGCACCCGTTTGATGAGAACGTAGTCCCTGCGCCCCCAGCTCTGCGCCCGATTCCTGTTATCTCTTCAGTCCAGGCGGGCGCCTTGCGCGATATGGAAACGCCCTACCCCGTTGGATCGGGTTACGCCATTGAATATACCGACGACAAAAAATTGTCGCGATGGGCATTTGGACTAGACATCGAAGGGCTGTCGATGATGCCCATGTTCCAGCCAGGTGATCGGATCATCGTCGACCCCGACCTGGCCCCAAACCCTGGTGACTTCGTTGTTGCCCGCAATGGCAGTGACCAAGCCACGTTCAAAAAATACCGTCCGCGCGGCATCGACGCCAATGGCGAAATGATCTTCGAATTGGTTCCGCTGAATGACGACTACCCAACGCTTCGCAGCGATACGGAGCATCTGGTCGTGATCGGCGTGGTCACTGAGTTCAAGAAGAAACTGCGGCGCAACTGATTGATGGATACGATCGATCGAGAAGCCATCGCTTTTACCGCTATTCGGCGAGTAGTGCTGCAGCTTCGCGCTGGCGCCGAAAGCTACGACACTGTCCCCGATATGACGGCTGCTGAGCCGCTTTTGATTCCCACGTCAGCATTGCACGCGCTGAAGGCGGACCCGCAGCGGCTGCTCGCGATGAGAGTGCGAGGCCAGGGCATGGAGCCGATGTTGTTCGAGGACGACTGGATCGTCATCGACACCAGTGACAGAAAGCGGCGCAACCGGGAAGTTTTCGCGGCGAACTGGAATGGTGAGGCATGCGTGCAGCAATTGGTCGAGCGCGGCGGGCAATGGTATTTGAGCTTTGTAAACCCAGCCTTTAATCCGATTAACGCGCGAAGCGGACAACTCAGCATTGTGGGGCGCGTGGTCTATCAAAATGGCCGGAAACTCACCGGACGGCTGTAACTATGTAAATAATTGGTGAGATTCGCTAGCATTCTTATCGTCTATACTTGCGCGAGCGAAAACGGCACGCTCACATGCCTGCACCCGAGAAGTCAATGGCCCTCAACCCTTGCGCCGAATGTAACGCCAGCGTCAGTGATAAGGCAAACGCTTGCCCGCAGTGCGGGGCGCCGCCGATGAAGCCTAAAAAAACGAAGTGGTGGCTGTGGATCCCGCTCGCACTTATTTTGGCATTTCTCATACTCGGACTGATCGTTGGCTCTAGCCCTGAGGCCCAGCAGCGCCAGAGCGACAGAATGTCCATCGAAATATGTAATAAAAACCAGCAGGATCCTGATTTGGACCGGTCGACGCAACGATTCATAGCAGAAGCGTGCGAAAAAATGGAGTCAGACTTCCGCATTAAACACGGCCGCAATCCATAGCGCGCTTTTCCTCGCCCAAATCACTTGCTGCCCCGTCAATCGGGGCTTTTTTTCGCGCCGACAACTCAGAACTCGGCCGTAAGTCACGCCGCAAATAAACTATTGCAAAAAGCTATTGCTACAAACAATAGCATGATGCTATAGTTAGACCGCGATCATGGTTGGCAAGGTGCAAAATGCGCTAGCTCGATCTTGACCCATTCCGCCTAGAAACGACAAAGCCACCTGGTGCGCTAACACCGGATGGCCCCTTACGCCCCGCACTTTTGGAGAAAGACAATGGCGAATCATAATGTTAACACGGGTAATTCCCAAAAAGCAACCAATTGTATCAAAATACCACACGATTTGGCGCTTGTTTCTTTGGATGCGCAGTGGATGCACCTTCCCCTGCGCTACGCCGGCGGCGATCTCGGCCTTGGCAACGGTGGCGAGCCGTGGATTCAGTTCCAAGACTCCGTCGGCAGCGCGTACACCACTCATTCGGTCGATTGGGTGCTGAAGAATATTGACTGGTTTGCAGCAGGCCAAGGCCAGACGCAGCTGCTCGCCGCTGCTGCCCTGCACTACGGCCTCGGAGCCTACGCCCTGATGGGCGCCGACCTGGACAACATGTGCGATGTGTGGGACGTCCGTGACAGCGCAGGGCGCGTACTGCTGGCCGGCGTGACGCACAGCGAGGCCAGCAATGTCGCAAACAGCTACATGCAGGGCCCGGACTGGATCGGCGATGTAACGATTCGGCGCCAGTGCACCGACGACTCTATGCGTGATCCACGCCACGAAGGCCCACTGGTTCTGCTTCACCACAACCTGGGCGTGACCAACTTCCTCGGCATCGCCGTGAGGTCGCACGCCGGTCGCTGCGGGATGATGCTCGAGGAGGTACTGCGCCGCTTCGACCAGTTCGGCCCGGTCGACCAGGGCAAGCTGATGATCGGCCTGGCCAAGCACTTCGACATGGTGCAGGCGCGTGAAGAAATGGCGGGTGCAGCATGAGCCTCGCCAATCCGCACTTCAAGCTGGTCGAGCGTGCTCCGCATGAACTAGCCAGTCTGCTGGAGAACCTGCCGCCCCAGCGCGCCGGCGCCAGGTTGACCGACGACGAGCGCTTGATGCTCAACGCTGCAATCGATCATGCCGCGAACTACAACCACACGCTGCTCGATGGCATTGAGGCAATCGGCCACATCCTCTTCTCGGCAGCCACGAATGAGAATTTCCCGATCGAGCGAAGCGTAGCAGCGAGCCTCGGCACCCTGCTGTCCGCCCTCGCCGTGCAGTCCCAGTATCTGCAAGACTTCACCGCGGGCGCCGACTCGACGCTGGCGCGCCAGGGCGGTGCAGCGTGAGCGCCGAAAACTTGGTGCACCGCGCCCTCTTCTCCCTGCCGCCCATCGAGGCGAGCGGGAGCACCGGCCTGGCGGTGCCGACAATACCTGTGCAGAAGGTCGTCACCGGAGACACCGAAGTCGACGCCGTCCTTTGGCTGCGTGAGGTGATCCGCACTGGCCAGGCCGACCTGATCGCGAAAGCGCGCCTGGCTGCCGCGAAGATCAAAACACCGCTCAAGGATATCGAAAAGCGCTACACCGACTACTTGGCGCGTGCCCACCCAGGAAACTTCGCCGCTGTGTTTTCGTCGTTCGGCTTTGCCGACCTGGAGAGCTTGGCGACCAGCGCCATCGTCCGGGCGCAGCGCCGCCATGAGGCCCACTCACGCTTTGGTGACACGATCTTCAACGACACCCCGGCTGAACAATTCTGCGCCGATGCGCTGAAGCGCGTGCGCAAGGGTAAGCGCGGGTGGAGCCTGGACGCGGCTCAGGTCGACAAGCGTTTCGACGCGCGGCCAAGTCAGCGGCCGGCAACGCTGACGGACTGCGTCGCCGAGCTCACTTACTGGCGCGAGCTGTATTGGCTTCGGCATGCCGTCGGCGACTGCGGCGATACGAGCGACCAGGCTTCAGCGCGGGACAACTACGTTTTTCGCATGCTGTCCCGGATCCCGCCGCGTGACGTCGACGAAGCCGCGATGGTCTTCCACTACCTCACGAGCAACGACGGCATGGATCGTGGCCACACCGGCGCGATCATCCTGAACCTGATCGGTGTGCCTGAACCGTACCACCCATACAAGGGAGAGTCCGATGAATAACCAAGGCCAAAACCGGCAGAACACCGGTGCGGATGACGTCCAGCGCGTGGACGGCGTCGACGTGGTCCAGCTGCTGCGCGAAATCGGCGAGGCTAGCGCCAACGAAAGCGCGGTCGAGCTGTTCCGGCTGTGCTTGGGCGCGCAGCGCGTGCTACTGGAAATGATCGGGGCGCGAACATGACGCTGCCACTCTACCAAACGCTCCGCGACGTCGGCCAGGGCGCGACAGCGGGCGCGGCGATCGTCGGATTGAACGCCGCGGTCTACTGGCTGCTCGGCGATGCAGGCCTTATTGGATTGGCGGTGCTGGTCGGGCCCGGACTGCTGCTGCTGTCGAAAGTTTTGGAGCGCCGCGCGAAGCTGGCGCAGAAGGACGAAAAATGAACCATCCCCCGCACCATACTGCCGGCGCGCCAGTGGCCATCTTCGAGGGCTATGTCGCCGGTGAGCCAGCCGTGACCTGGCTCGATCGCAACAACATGCCTCGCGCCGGCGCGAAGCTGTTCGGTGGCGCCGCCCCTCCTGCTGAAGTAGCGGCATCGCCAATCCCGGTCGAGCAAGTCGAGTGGAGCCACGATCTCCAGGCGCGCCTGATCGAATGCGCCAAGGATCAGGACGACAACATCCAGAACGTCATGGGCGAGGCTGCCTGCCTTCTCGCCGCACTCACCAGCCGGCCCGGCGCCCCTGTCGCCATACTCGTCGCCCCATCTTGCGATGAAGATGCCGTGCGCGCCGCCTTCATCGAGTGGCACACCGACACGTTCGGCTACTGCTTCAACGATGAGAAGTCCTTCGCCGATGGGAACCTGCAGGCGGTGGCCTGGGCAGCATGGCTGAAGGCGCACGCGCGCATCGGCATGGCGCACGCGCAGGTAGAAATCGGATGAGCCAGGCACCTGACAAGACCAGCACCAGCCACCAGATCGTGGTGGGCGGCCAGCGCGTGAACATGGGCGTGCTGCTCGACCTGCAGCGCGACGCCGCGCGGTACCGGTGGCTGCGCGACAAGGCCGACAGCATGGCGTGCACAGCGGCGCCGATGGTGGCCAGCCTGGCCGACGATGGCCGGATGGTCGCGCTGATCGATGGCGAAGACTTGGACGCGGCAGTCGACATGGCGATGGCGCGCCCGAAGGCTCGGCGCCCAACTGTAGCGCTCAGTAAAGGTCCGAACGGGATCCAACAAACTGAAGACACGAAGGACAACGAAAATGCGAACTGAATTCCTGCTGCTGGCGATCTACAACAAGCCGAGGCTGAACATCGATGAGACGTGCCAGGCGCTCGGCATGAGCACAGCAACCGGCTACACCCACCGCTCCCTCGGCAAGTTTCCGGTAGCGATGTCGGGCAGTCCGCTGACCGCCGATATCCGCGACGTGGCCGAGGCGCTGGACCTGCTCCGCGAGCAAGGAAAGGCAGGATCTGCGGAGCGCGCAGGCTCCTGATCAGCTACGGAGAAATTACGGAGAGCACGCCTGGAACCCGCATGAATACTGACTTGTCCGTCCAGTCCATCATCGGGGCGACGGAGAGCCGGCGTGATGGCGGGAGGACAGCAGTAGCAGCCGAATTGGTCGAAGTTGAGCTCATGCAGAAGGGGCTGGTCGCCAGGGAAAGCGGCGATACATGCTTAAAGGAACCCGCCATCATAAACCATACCTGCCTGCGCTGCATCCTTGCTGCCGACCTTAACTTGCGTGGGCTGCTGGTTGACCTCTCTTGTAAATGGGGAAAAACAATGCCCGGGTTATCTTGAACCGCTTGCAAACCTGCCAAATGACAAGTGGGACGACCACCGCGCAGAGCAAAGCAGTCGCTTCAACAGCGGATTTAAAAGGAGGAATCCGAGCCAGAATGGCTGGGAAGTTATACAAAATTGGCATGTGAAACAGCAGGATAAAAAGCGAGCCACGGCCGACAAAGATCAAACTTTTCTCAGCCCACGCCATTTTTGCCAGCAAGCCACTCAAGCCCAACATCAAATAAATTCCAGAAAATGCCAAGGCCGTGGTGCCCAACAAATTGTCGTATCGGCGGTGATTCAGGTTCATCGAATCATTAAAAGCGAACCAGACGACAATGACTGCACCCAGAGCCACTCCCAAGTGCAATAAGCTGAACTTGAAGCCCTTGACCGTTGCTGACATGAATACACCAAAGATGAAAAATACTGACGTGATCAGCAGAAGATCTGCGCTCATCGGCAGACCACAATTGAACAGCGCGGCACTGAATTCCGTCATCTTAAAGCAGGCATTGTCTTCGTAAGGATTATTGAATACGCCGAGAAACGCGTATCCGACTACCAGCAACATGGCCAGCGACGCCACGCGGCGGATGCCTGTAGAAAACAGATGCTTACCATACATAAACAACGCACTGCAGGAAACATATAATAGCCACAAATGCGGCAGAAACCACACCGCGCGAGGCGAAAATGTAAAGCCAGTACCGTAGGTCAGTGCTAGCAGCAATCCTTCGAACGTTCCCGTCCCACGCAATATGTTCAAACATCCAAACAGTGTGACCACGACCACGAATGGCTTTAGCCACGCATCTGCCCGCATGATTGCGATGTCAGTGAGGCTGCGCCGCCCCAGCGAAAAAGTCACACCTGAGATAAAGAAAAAGAATGGCATTCGAATGCCGCCCAGGAAGTCGGAAAACTGCGGGAAATTTCGTTCAAAGCCCGCATCATGACCCAAAACAATCAACAGGATGCCGATTCCCTTGGCAATATCAATCGTCGTTAATCGGGCTTTGACAGGCAAGGTGT